CCCACAAAAAATTGAACCGGTGAATTTCTCCCTTGACATAGGCGAATATCGCCGCCTAGAATGTTTCCATATCCTCTAACATGAATGAAAGTGCACCGCAAGGGGAAATACTTAACCACGTTGGAGCTTTGTCGAAACAAACTGGGGCTGCTCAAATGGTGAATGAAACCATAATCCGGGAAATCATGCTTGAAATCGAAGAGCTCGAGCATTCATTCGCAAAACGCCTTAAATCATTAAAACGCAAGCTCCACCTTGCCACCGGGCAACTCGCCCCAAAGCCCCCCACGATCGAGATTGACTGCCCCTATACAAAAAAACGCTTTACGGTCCCCGCCGCCCCTGCTAACAATAATCCCCGCCATGAGTGTGCATCAAAAAAAAGACGGTCGATGGTTCGTTAAATACTACGAAGACGGCAAAGAAAAACGCCGGTTCTTCGGGCGCGGGGATCTTGCCCGCCTGCAAGCCGAGAACCGGGATTTGCAGATCAAATCCGCTAAAACGTTGCACAAGGCCGCCGATTATCTGACCGTTTCCGAATTGCTCAGCGCCTACCACACAACACACCCCGTTCGGCACTCGACGGGCTTCAATAACGCCTATAAAATCAAAATCCTGGCCTCAGAATTGGGCCACATCCCCGCTGAAGTTCTCAGCCATGCCGATCTTCACGCCTATGTTAAAAAACGCCAGCAGACAGTCAAAGACTCCACCATCTCGCGAGAAATACGCCTGCTCAAAGCTGCCTTTTCATGGGCTGAATCCTCCGAGCCCCCGCTAATCGTCAGGAATCCCATAGCCAAATTCAAACCGCCACCAGAAGACAGAGATGTCCCGCTCCCCCTTAGTCAAACCGAAATCCAGAAACTCCTGGCCGCCGCGTCCCCCCATCTATTCCGCGCCCTCCTGATTTGCTGGCATACCGGCATTAGGCCCGGGGGCGAATTGCTCCGCCTGACCTGGGAGGATTGCGATTTCAACAATGCACTGCTGCGCATCCAATCCGCCCGGAAAGGCAACCGCCACGCAACCCGGCATGTCCCCGTTGACTCAATCGCCCAAGACCTGTCAAGTTGGTTCTCGACCGACCGCGAAAAACTCAAGATGAGGGATCCAGGCGCCGACCCTCTCAAGCTCACCATCGTACATTATGAGTTTCGCCCTGTTGTCTCGCTCAAAGGCACCTGGGAAAAAACCAAACGCCGGGCCGGGATATCCCGCCGCCTGCGCCTCTATGATTGCCGCCACGCATTCGCCAACCTCCTGATAGACGCCGCAGTGGATATCCGCACAGTAAGCGAGCTAATGGGGCATTCGCGCCCTGACACCACCCTAAAGGAGTATGTCCATCCCTCAACGCGCCGCCACCGGGAGGCCGCCGCGACAATCCCCGCTTTGATTCATGAAATTAAAAAGGAGTAAAGGTGAAAGTTGCGTGCTTGGTCACTACTGGTGACCAAGCCAAGGGGGCACGGTCATGAGATGACCGCCTAACTTATTGAAATGCTTGGTGGAGATGATGGGACTTGAACCCACTACCTCAGCCTTGCGAAGGCGAAGTAACCGTATAAAATAAGCCAATTCTCACTTTTTTTTGCTGTTTTTTAGTGACCAGGATTTAGTGACCAAGACCGCCATGCATTTTTTTCGCGTCCAAGACTCCTGAGCCTGTGCCGTCCAGATGAGATTTTGAAGAGGTTGCGAGAAAAAACTTTTTATGACCTCTGACACCTGAAAAGAAGAGTGACCAAATTAAGCGTTTGAGCATCGAGGTTTTTCCGTCACCCCGCTAATTCAGGGGGCACAGTCCTTGCTTACCCTGGAAATCGGGGCATGGCTTTTGTAGTGCGCTCGTGGCACGGCTCTTGCTTAACAAGACACACCCAAACATAATTCAACAATTCCCGCGCACACCTCAACCGCGCCTTCGGCGTTCCGTTCAAATCCCCATCGATTTCAGTCAGAATCCGGATTGCAATTTTTAGAACCGTCACCATCTCTTTTTTTGAAAACAACCCTGATCTCCTCTATGTCCTCGACTGGAACGGCCCGAGGCATTCCCCAAACCAACACCTTGACAAACCCCGCTCGTGCAGACGCCACCCGCTTCCATTTGCCGCCATGGAACGCATAAACCTTCGGGCGGGGCCGGACCCCGTTTAAATCGATTTTCAATTCACCCCCAAACCGCCCGGCTTCGTGGGCAATTTCCACGCCCCGCAGAACCACGCCCCCGCCTCTGTCCTGATAACCTTCCCGCCGTCGTTATATGCCGCAACCCGGAAAAGCAAGACCCCAATGTCAGGCGCGCCCGTCCAGATAAAATCCGTTGCGTCCCCTGCGTCCCGCTCCTCTCCCCAACTCTGCCCGCCGTCGGCGCTCATCTGGATCACATACCCGCGCGCGCCCGCGCTCGCATCCCACTTTAACGGGATATCCGCGCAGAATGCCCGAGTGCACAGAAACGCAATAACCACCACGCACAACCACACAATCAGCCAGAAATCTACCCGCTGCTCTCTCATCGCTCGCTTATCTCCATCCTCTCGCTGTCCGTCCCTATCGTGTAAGTGATGGCCCCAACAATAAATGACTCCCCATTTATCAAAACCGTGTCCCCAGGCTGCAAGAAATTGTCAGGAAGGCACCTGTAACGCCGCTTGCCGTCTGTTATGTTGCGATAGCTTGCGCCGCCAAGCTCGACCGTTTTAGGGGCGTTGTTCGTGATGGTCTTATGCCCGGTTAGGTTAAACTCTCCCCTTGTCGCCGTCTTGCTGCCCCCGATGCCCTCGAGTGCAACCCGCCCGATCTCCTCTAACTGCTCGCGTCCGTCCTGGAACCGGAACCCGCGCTTGACCACCATCACGCCCCCGGACCTCGCGTTTATTGCCGCTTCGTCCGTGTCATAATCCGCCGAGGGGATCACAACCGCAATATAAGTCGGCTCCCCGTCCCGCCGTCGCATCTGGACCGAGGAAACCGGAATAACCAAATCATCGAGCATGAACCTGTAAACCGTTTGCCCTGTCTCCGGCTCCTGTATTGCCCAACGGTAATGGGGCTGCTGCGGGCTGGTTGCAATCCGCACAAAAGCCGGGTGGAGTGTTAATACTCCGCCCTGATAACTGACCGCCTGGGGAACAACCCGAATCAACCCCGCCGCCGGGATCAAGACCCCTATCGTTACCCCTGGGGGCTGTCCACCGACCGAAACCGCGCGTGCCTGGGGGATCTCGAACCGCTCTTTTATGCCGGGAGAATGGCCGGCACAGTACAACGATAAATCCGGAACAATCAACCCGCTGCTTACGCCTGGAACCCCTCCCGGAAATACTCGCAGGGATCCGGGCGGGATCTGCAAAATTTCCGGGATCGAGGCAAACGGAGCGGGCGTTACAATCCTGATGGATTCAGCCCCGACATGGAACCGCTCCGCCAACCCCGGAACCTGTGCCCCTATCGATAACCCCGCCGCCGGAACCGCAAACCTCAACCCAACGCCCGGAACCTGTCCAAACGTCCGGACCAACCCCGCCGGGATCTGCAAAACCTCCGGGATTGAAACAACCGGATCAAATCCGGAAACCGCTATTTGTCCCGCCGTTGCCTGGATGGGAAGATAGACCGGCTGTCCACCGACCAACCGCAACCGTGCCACCGGAACCAAAATCAGACCAGCCGCCCCAAAATCGAAATCAACGGCGCCATGAACCGGCGACGAATAACCCGTCTCCGTGAAATCGAAATCAACCGCGCTGTAACCTGGGGGATCGTAGGCCATCAGCTAAAATCCTGCCCCGGCTTGACTCGATCCAAAATCAACGCATTGAACACATCCCCTGCTTCGTCGTCCAAAGCAACCACATAGCAAGGTTCAGCCGGGCAATTACTGAAACTATACGCCCCATCACTCGCGCCGCTTGTCGTTTCGTCGATCAACGCCCCATCCCCCCTCTTGTATAACCGGACCGTTCGCGCGACTGGGGAGCCGCTTTCTGTCACCACCCCGGAAACTGATCGGGTCAATGGCACCTGGGGGAGTTGCCCCAACAACCGCAACAACCCGAATGCCTCCAACTCGATCAATAACGACTCGACAAAATCAATAAGTATCGAATCGCCAGCCGGGGCGCTGTAGCCCGTCTCTGTGAAATTGAATGCGAGCGAATCGCCCGCCGGGGGTGTATATGCCATTAGCTCACCACCTGTTTAGGTGCCACCTTATCGTAAATTTGAGCGTTGTAATCCTCTCCTGCTGCATCGTCAAACGCGACAACGAAATGCTGCTCCGGGTCCACGTCCTCGAAACTGAAAGACCCGTCACCGCCGTCTGATGTGGTCGAATCAACCAATGAACCATCCGACCGCTTGTAAAGCCTGACCGTCCGCGCGACTGGGGAGCCGCCCTCCTGGACTATCCCGGAAATGTCCCATTGAAACGATGTTATCGCTTGGGCTAATGAGCGAATTGTTGCCGCGTTGCCAATACCCAGGATCTCTCCCGCCGACTCTTCCGCCCCAAAAGTCAACAATGAATCGAATAGCCCATTATAAGTAGCCTTAGCCCATGCAAGCGAACGTCCAGTGTAGCTAATCCTCACGTGCTGAATTTTACCGTCAAACATATAATAACTAGATCCAGAATAATCGCCGCGTCTCCCAATCTTGAAATTAACGGCCGCCGAATATAAAGAACCGCTCAATCCGGTTATTTTCTGGATCGAGGCACCATTGACAACCAATTCGACGTTTGAACCGTCGTAATATAATGCGTAATGATACCATGTATCTTTCGCCCAAGTCCCGCCCGCACAATCTTTGTTGAACCCGTTGACGCGCATTCTTCCCCAAAACTGACCGTTATTATTAAACGTATCAGCCGCCGCCGCATCCGCCGCCGTAACGTCAGACATTGGCGACTGAACACGGGTCTGGTCGGATCTAACTATCGCCTCGATCATTAATTGGGCAGTTGCTGAAATATCAAACGTGCTGATGTATTCATCTGACCCGTTAAAATCCAGAGCCTTTCCAAATTGTCCGTCTACGACATTTCCAGACCCCATATTATAAGCCGTACCATGTCGGGCATTGGTAGTTGAGTCAACAACGCTGCTAGTCGGGTCCGAATCGAGCATATAAACGCCCGCGAAATTACTATCCCAAACGCTTTTGGCAGGCGTATCTCCCGTGTCACCTACATAGCTAGTATTGTCCGACTGGCTCGAATCATAATACAGATAAATCACCGTATCTGTTGAACTGGAAACCGAGGGAATTTTGACGTGTAGCCATGCCTTTTCATTTGCATCGTCCCATCGCTCGATTTCAACGTAACATTCCGTTTCCCCGTCGCTTAACGTGACCGCAATCTTTTTCCGGTTCGCGTCAGATCCCAACTCATCGAAAATTGAGCTAACGTCGTCCGAATCAATGCCGGAATCCGCGCTTAAATAAATTGGTAATGGGAAATCCGAAAGATTCGAATCGATCAGATCCGAATCAATCGTGATTTCAATCCTCTTCGCCCAACCGCTAAGCCATGCCATAGCAGGTTACCCCGTCAATATGCTTTGAACCTGTGCCGCTAGGTCCGTGATCTTTGCGTCCACTTCCGCCACGTCCGCCGCCGTGAAATCCGTATCGCCAGAAACCGCCGCGCGCAAATTGATCAGGTTCAGTTTGATGCCCTTGAGCTGATTTATTGCCGACGTTGCCGACGTGTAAAAATCTGTCAGTGACTGTCCTGTTTTCACTCGCTTTGCTTCAACCGTCATTGTTGCCATGCTTCACCCCCTTAATTGAGCACAATTATTCCACTCGCATTCCAAGAAATTGTGAAATCAACCCCACTAACTGAAACGTCCGCCGGGGTCGTATCCAGCAAAATGTAAGCAATGACTGGGTTTGTCCGCCCGTTCGCGCTCCCGCTCTTATAAAGGAAAGCGTAACGCATTGTTTTTGTGAGGCTCGACCAAGTAACGTCATCAGCATCAAACTTCCCCTCGTCCCCGGCTTTCGTCACCGCCCCATTGGCCAGCGTGGCCCCGCCCGTGGTGTAACCGTCCCCGGTGGCCACTTCATCGCTCGACACATCGGCCCAGACCTCCACGTCCGCCAGCTCTCCGCCGTATTCCTCCCAAGCCGCCGTATTATCAGAAACCGTCCCGCCGTCTGTCGTCGGCCAAGTTGGCTCTGAGCTGTGAGACGTGCCCGCCGTCGTGCATCGATACCGCCGCCCGTTCCGCGTGGTAGGAATCACGATATCGCCCAAGCTGTAAGCATGGCTCGCCTGCCATGCCGAATAAGTCGGGCTCGGGTCGCTGTCCACCAACGCCAGCTTGAGCGTGTCTGAATTCAAGTCAATGGTCCCGTCCATAATGTCCCGCCGGAAACTATCCACCACAAACAATTTACTAGCCATCTCTTACCCCTTCCGCGCCATCGGCGGCGCAAATCGCCGCCATGTTGATAAAAAAAATCACAGCTTCACTTTCACCAAAAAACTAAACTCGACCTTCCCGCCCGCATCATTGAGCCGGTCGATAACCCCCTGAAAAACCCCCTCAGGAACGGCACAGTTGACAAGAGAATTGTTTCTGTGCAGCGCCCTCAGTGTTCCTATGTCCTCCGCGCTCATCGGCCCCTTGCTCTTAATTTTGAACGTACGATCCGCGTGGCTGAACCCCATGTCAGACAAAACCGCCCCGCCGTCTAATGTCGCCGTCCTGGAAACCCTCCGCGCAGTCGTGCCCAAATCGCTATTTTCCGCCGCGTCAAACAGGATATTTCCCGCCAGGCTAAAATTAACGGTCGTTATCGCTACCAACATCACGCGCCCCCTTAAGCCGCCTCTGTTAATTGCATCTCTGCCCGGCTCGGGCTGATCAACATTTCAACCGCTCCGACCTCAATTGACTCCCCCAATAAATCCACCGTGTCCCCGGGTTCAATGTCCGCCTCTACCCCTGGGATATAATAACGCCGCTTGCCGTTCGCCTGCCAGTCGATCCGGGCCGGAACCAACACTTTGCTTTTGGGCGCGAACTCCTCCACTAAATACCCGTAAAGCGTCGCCGACTCACGGCGCGCCCCCAAATCCAAACGCAAGGACTCGATGGGCACTCGCAAAACCTCTTCTTGCATCCGCGCCCCCGGTGCCCCGTAAATCTTCCTGATCCCGACCCACCCGCCGGACCTCCTGCAAGTAATTTCCGGGATGCTCTCCGCCGTAAGGGCAACCGTCAAGCTCAAATAAGATTCCTTCCCGTCTGTCCTGCGTACCTGGGCGCTAGACGCCTCAAACACATACTCCCCGCGCTCCGGGTGCGAAATGAAACCAACATATTGCACCCACGTTACCGCAATTTCCGGCGCCCATATCGCCCGCCACGATGGCCCCAGCCCCGTTACCTCCGAGTGCGGAACCCCCTCGAAAAACGGCATTAGCTCACCAACCGGACCATTTACTCTGAGCCACCCTTCAAAAAATCCCGGGGCTATCGTTATCAAATCCTCATTGGGGTTGAACGCCATCAGACCGAATCGCGTGGCCGGGCTATCCACTCCCCATTCTATCGTCAACCCTTCCAGCGTCAGCCACCCCGAAACCGGCAATAACAAACTGGCCGGCTCCGCCGGACCTTCCACGAGGACCGCCAGCGCTGTATTGAGCTCGACCGCGCCAAAACTCACCAATTCGTCGGTGTGGCTCTTATAACTCGCCCCTATCCAAGCATCAGACCTCACCACCCTTGAAATCCGGATTTCATCCAGGTACGAGTTCCAATATGAAAACCGGCTTGTTCCGTTGTAATAACATCCGATGGATAACGGCTTTGAAATCGTGCTTTCCTGGACCGCCCCACTCTCCGCCGCCACTAGCTCGCCGTCGATGAATATCGCCTGGTGATCCGCCTCTAAGCTGTTGTCCTGCCTGCCCGCGATATGATGCCATCCCGCACCCAAACCCGAGGAGTCCCCCGTTATGGACTCGTAAGTCATCCGCTTGCTGTCGTATTTGTAAAACCTGATCCCGCCCGAATTCGCCCCAATGTAAAAATTTTGATAACAGTAGATTGCCCAAGCATCGAAAGAGGGCGTCCAATCCGCCCGGCTCCCCCAAAACTCAAGCGTCAACTCCGTTGCCTTATAACTGTTGTTCGCCGCCGCCAGTAAGCTGTCGTCCGCGTCCAGATCGTAGCCATGCCCGCCCAAGTCCAAATAATCCGGGATTAAATCATCCTGGCTCATCCCGCCATAAGGGGTCAGGTCGTTGCCGTATGCCGTCGAGTCCTTGACCGATCCCGCCCCGCCGGGGATATCCTCGCAATGATAAACACAGGCGAAACCCGAGTCCCACACCTGGCTTGCAGCCGCGCTCCCCGTCGCCCCTCCATAAGCAGAATTATCCGGCTTCGTCCCGTCATAATACAGAAAGACCGTTGTGTCGTTTCCCGCCTCGACCTCCGGCACTTTCACATAAAAAATGGCCTGCTCCGCCTCCGCGTCCCAAACCACCTTTTCATAATATAGCTGCGTTTCTCCGTCAGCCCCTGTAAACGCGATCTTGTTCCAGCCATCCGCCCCAAGCTCGCTGAAGATATCCGTAACATCCGCCCAGGTCACGCCAGCCGTAACATTCAAGTAAATCCGCACAGGGAAGTCTTGCACGTCCCCGCCAATCGTTCCCGCCTCGATTGTAAGCGCCCTGCGCTTTGCCCAATTTGGCAGCCAGCCCACAGCATCCCCTACGTTACAAAATGGTAAACCCCGTCAACATGCCACACAACCCGGAAGGTCGAACCCGACACCACCACATCCGCCGGGGTCGTGTCCAACAACACATACCCCACCAGCGGGTTTACTATCGCCCCCACCGTGCCGCTCTTGTAAATCCACAAATACCTGAACGTCTTGGTTAAATCTTCCCATTCCAGGTCTGAAGCATCGATCTTGGCAACCGTCCGCGCCTTCCCTTCAACTGTCATAACCTCGTTTGTCAATGAGAGTGTCACTGGGAGCCCGCCGCTGGTGTAACCGTCCCCCTCTCCGACCTCATACGCCGACACATCCCCCCATATACTTTTATCAGCCAACAACCCCCCGAACTCTTGCCAGGTGACTGTCCCATCAGTCACCGTCTCCAATGCCGTCTTTGGCCAGGTTGGCTCAGATTGCGCCGTCACTCCGCCTATAATTGCAATATACCGGTGCCCGTTGTCCGTCGTCGGAACCCAAATTTGGCCGGCCTGGACCGTCGCCGACCCGAACCAGATATAATAGTTCGCGTTTTTGGGAACCGTACTTTGCACCAGCGCCGCCTTTATCGTGTCGCTGTCTAAATCTATAACCCCGGTGATTGCCCGGCCGAGAAAATTATCGACCGGGAAGATCCTCGCTCCCATCACTCCCCCCTATTGGCTGAATTGATCCGTTACCAAATACAGGCCAGCAGCAATCCGCGCGGGCTGCGCCTCTATATCCAAGGCCGCCCCGTCACACCACGCCGAGAACTTGCCCGTTGAATCATACCGTTGGCGAAAAGTCCGGACCTCCACGTCATTTCCCCTCGCATAATACCCGCTGGACTCGCTGAGCATGTCTATTGTCAACAATGGGAACTCATAGGCCGTTATGTGCCCGCCGTCGAAATATGCCGCTGGCAAATAGTCCGGCCACCCCCCCTCTTTCTGAGACATCTGTGCAATGACCGCATCAAGGTTAAATCCCTCAATCAACAAACTTACAGAATCAACCGCCTGGCCGCCCCGTCTCAATTCAGAGGTAACGAAAACGTCCCCAACATAATGGAACCCCGTCCATTCAACGTTCGCCTCGTTTCTCGATTCCTTCAAATCCCATACAATCCACCCTTCGGCCGGGTCATAATATGCAGCCAGTACCCATATTTCCGGCCATGCAATGCCAGAAAAACCTGTCCCGCACCCGGTTCTGCGCCCCGCCCCTAAACTCCATTCAGTTGGGAGATCGTCCTCGTCAAATGAGACCGACTCCATGGCGGAATTCTTTCCCATCGATACCCCGGCCCTGCTGACCGGGTCATAATCAAAATAATAGCCGTCGCTTCGCGCTATGTTCAGGACCCCCGACTCCCCAACCGGGACCGGGTAAACTATCCCGTCATCAAACAAATATGGGTTCGATGCCACACTGATATTGATCACCCCATTGTCATAATTGATCGTAGGGACTCCCCAAAATTCCGGGTATTGGCCGCCGAGCCTGTTTTCATCCCTTTGCAAAAGGTTCAAATCGAAGTCGTAAATGTCCCGTGTCACATGGATATAATCGCCGCCCCAATAATCGAAGGACAAATAAACCACCGTGAAACGTTCGTTTGCTTCGTCGATATGGTAAGACCCCGCGCCGCAGGTAATGCTTACCGTTTTGAGCTCCATTTCCGTGTAGTTGTATGAACGCAAGTCAATAACCGCCCTGGGCCTGTAATACTCCCAAAAGCTCTCATATTGCTTCTGGCAACCTACTTGCTTGAAACACATGAACGCCCGCTTGGGGCTGTCGTCGTCTTTCTGATATTGAAACGAGTAGGTCGTTGCCCCATACCACCCCGCAACATCCGAAATGAAGTTGGTAACCGGGGAAAACGGCAATGCCTCCGCGCCGCACAAACCCAATATGACCGTTGTATCCGCGCAGACGAACGGGTCGCAGTCCTTCGGTTCACTCTCGAACCCGAACACCTCGGGATTGGTCCAATCATTATCTTTAAACCTCACCAAGACCCTGTCGCCCTCTTCAAATGCCGCAGAACCGCAAAACATATAATTGAAAGGCACGTCCCTTAGTTCCTGCTGCCCGTCCGTTTCGTTTATGTTCAGCCCCTGAAACGTCTGGACCTCATCCAACAACACCGTGGCCTTGCCCTGCTCTATTGAAATGATCTGCCCGACCCGGTATGACGGCTGCCACCGCTGCCAGCCAGGCATCATGGCGAAATTGTAGGCCACCTGGGCGGGAGTGTTCAACTTGTTGCGCCTTGTGAATCCGTCCCTTTCCCGATCATAAACCGCTTTCCCGTTCCACCCCGGATAAATCAGGACCCCTTCGTCAGGATCTCCGTTCACCTCAACCGTTCCGACCTCGCCCGTCAGATCCTCGCTGTAATCCGCGCACCAAACGTCAGTTATCGGCTGCGCCTTGTCCTTCTCCCCCTCGATCTCTTCCCGCCTGGATTCCAGCTCCTCAATCGCCAACTCTCGATACTCAACCAGGTTCTTTTTCGCCGAACAATCGTTTGCCAACTCGATCAGCTCGCCAGATAATTTTTCAACCTCTTTCCAAACAGACTCATAATCCTGTTTCTGCAGGGTCTTCAATTCATCGTTTAAGGCGTCTTTCTGCTCTCCTGCGCTTCCAATCATGGCCTCATAATAGGACGCCTGCCCGCATTTAGTTGCCATGTCATCGCGTAGGTTTTCAAGCTCCTCCGCCGTGATTTCCCCCGCTGTGTAGTCCTCCTGCCCCTCCTCGTATGCCGTTGTAGCGTCCGAACAAAGCCCGCTCCAATACTCTAACCGCCGGTTGTAATATTCTAGATCCTCCTCTATTTCGTCCAACTCCTCCTTGATCTCGTCGATCCGCTCCCCGTCCTCTTCGTAGGCTTGCCATGCCTCGTTATATTCATCGATCTTGCCGTTAAGCTCATCGCTTTTCGCATCCAGCAGCGCTTTCGCTTCATTCGCTTCGTTCTGCAAATCCGTCAGGGACTTAACTCCGGACTCTTTTATCTGCCCCCGATATACTTGCAACTTCGTCTCAATATCCTTGAGGTCAGCGTCCGCCCGCGCCGTGTCGCCCAACAACCGGACTTGATAGCGCCCCTCGCCGTAATCCTGGATGATTTCCGCCTTGCCCATTACGTCGATAAGCTCCCCAACCCCAGCAGGAATTCCGCCTGATCCTCTGCAACCCGAACTTGAATCTTTTCCAGAATCCGCCACATGAAAGCCTCAAGCTCGGGCTCGAGTCCGTCCGCCGATATCGACACCAAACTTTCCCCGCTCGCCAGCGTTTCCCGCTTCTGCTTCATGTAAGCAATTTGCTCTTCAACTAATTTCTTCTGCAAATCCAGTTGTTCCCTTTGGATTTCCAGCTGGTCTTCAATCCAATCCTCAATCTGGAGCTTGTCATATTTGCTTGAGTCCCCATACAAATCAAAGAGCCCCTGCAACACGTCCCCCGTGGTTTCAATGCTTGCAGTGATGGACTCGTAGGCCGCGACAACCTTCTTGGCGTCAGCCTCGATCTGCGCCACCTGGATATTGGCCATGGCCTCGAAAGCCGCCGTGATCTTCTTTGCTTCCGCTTCGATGTTGGCAATTTCAATCTTTGCCTCCACCTCCATGGTTTTTTTCTCAGGGATCTTCTCTTTGATCGTTTTTTCTGTCTTGCTGATGGACTCCTTGTCCGCCTCGGCCTTGACAGTGACGTTTTGCTCTTTGGGCAATTTCTCCATCTCTGCCACAACCAGAGCAACGCCCTTTTCGACCTCGCCTTGCTGGAACAAGGTCTTTATTTCAATCTGCTTCGCGTCCGGAAGCGTCTCGAAAATCGTCCAAAAATCTTCCAGGGTGTAACCTTTTTGCTCTAACGCAAGCTCGAGGGTGGTCGTTTTTGGCAACTGCCCGATACCCTCCCCGAGGTCCTTTACCCCGTCTTGGGCGTCCTCTGCGCCGCTTTTTATCAGCCCGAAGCCCTCGGCAATGCCTGCAATGTTGTCCCGCGCCTGACCCGCATCCTCGATAAATGCATCTTGCCAGGAATCTTTCCACCCCTCCAATTTGGTCCGGACTCCGTCGATCTCCTCCGAGAACGCCCCAAAGCTCACCGTGTCCGCGATATCAAGCAATTTCGTGAACAGATCAATGACCGTCACCACCACCGCATCAATGGCCGTTTCAACGCTATTCCATAGGAATTGAACGCTATTGATCACAACCCGAAAGGTGCTCTCGATGGCGTCCACGTTGTCGCCCATCACCACAATGGCCGCCGCGAATTCAGTCCCCAAATGGACTATGGCTTGAGCAACCCCGGTGATATTTCCCGCGCTCTTCTTTGTCGAATCATCAAGCTGATTAAATCCCGTTATGCTGTTCACTATCCCTTCAATGAAGGGCTCCCACGCTTCCACAATGCCTTGAGTGACCGTCACCAGGGATTCTATCGTGTCCACCACCAATTGAATGGCCTTGGCCAAGTCCTCCGAGTCTGTAAGGTCCAACTCCCCCCACATCTCGCCGAATTCTCCACCGAGGTCCTTGAGCGCCTTGATCAGGACGGAGAAATCCACTTTCTCCATTGCTGCCGGGAATGCTTCCGCAACACCTGTAAGGAACTTCTGAATCTCGTTCTGTAAATCGTTCAGGGCGTCAAATAACGGGTCAAACGCCCCCGCATCGACCGACAGCTTAACCCCCTTCAATACCTCACCTAGGGCGCTGACCGTCTCCCCGAATTCACCAAGCAGGGGCGTGCCAGTCTCAATCAGCAAGACCTTAAAATTGTTCACCAGATTGGTCATGGACAGGCCGAGATTGGCGCTCATCTCTTTGAATGCCGCTTCTGTCGCCCCCGTTTTGTTTTTCATGTCTTCGAGGGCCTTGGCAAACGTTCCGGACTTGTCCGCGCCCAAAATCAACGCCGTATTGAGCCCCTCGACCGACCCGAACAGTTCCCCCATCTTCTCGACATTGCCGCCGGTGGCCTTGTAAACGTCCTGTAGGACCCCATCGAGTCCTTTTGATTCCAGCGCCGCCGCATTAAATTCGATACCGAGCGCCGCCGCTGCTTTTTGTGCCTCGCTCGATGGCTGGATGATATTGCTAATCGCCGCCTTGATGCCCGTAATGGCCTGACTGGTCGGGGTCCCCGCCGCCGTCACCGCTGCCAGCGCCGCCCCCATTGTCTCGATATCAATCCCCGCGCTCGCGGCTATGCCGGACACCTGGGAAAATGATTGCGCCAATTCCGGGATGGTCGTTTTCCCATCTTTGACTATGGTAAAGAAAGCGTCAGAATACCGCCCCGCCTCTTGCACGTCCGCGCCGTAGGCGTTCATGGTGCCCTGCAACAGCTCGAGGGTAGAATTCAACTCCGCCTTGCCAGCCACCGCCAACTTTTCCGCAGCCCCAACCGCTGTCAATGCGTCCTTATAATCCACCCCCATTGAGATGGCGTTATAAGTCGCCGTAGTAATGCTTTCGAGGGATTGGGTTGAGCCCGTGGCGAAATTTAAAATATCATCCCTGAACCCTTCCATGTTGGTGCCCGTAGTTTGGGCCAGGGTATTGATTTCAGCAAACGATGTGCCGAAATCACCCGCGCTTTTGACCGCCAAGGCGATCCCGCCGGCCGCCATTCCAGCCAGCGCCGTATCCATCGCGATTATGCTGTCGCCTATGTTCGCGAGGGGCGACGCCAAGCTTTCGACCTGGCCGGTAAAGCCTTGAAGCCCTGACACAGCGGAACTCATCCCGCTGCCCATTTTGTCCACGCCCTCGAATATGATTTCAACCGTTTTGCTTATGTCAGCCATGCCGCCCCTCGATAACGAAAAGCCCGGTCAAAGCGACCGCCTGAAACGGGCCTTGCCGGGCTATTTTTTGGGGAGTGATTCAACATACAGCCCCCACAATTCAATTTCGGTTTCTGTCAGGTATCCTTCCGGGAACACGTCCGGGCGGACCTCGTATAAAAACCGCCTGGGGGCCTTGCTCCAATGATCAAAACACATCATTAAGCTGGCTCTGACGGTTGGGTCCCGCCAGAGCCTTGCAGCTTTCCCGCTATTGATCCCTCACCCGTCGCCAACAGGATTTTTTTAACTATCGCCTCGAACTCGATCGGCCGATGGTCCTTGATCCTGATTGCAACCTCAAGGGATGCCGTCGGCTCGTAACTGCCCGCCACGAAAATATCGAGGTATCGCCTGACCGTGGCGGGCATATCGTCATCGAGCCCCAACATTTCCTTGATAGCCTCCGCCGTCGCCGCTCGATCCCCTAAAACGTCCGTTACTCCCTGCAGGCTTTTTGCCAGATCCGCACTTTGCTTGATCCGTCCGATTTCATTCCCGCTCAAATTCCGGACTTTCCAAACCGGCTCAAAATTGGGGTCGTCCCGCTCCGCGAACCAGTCGCGCAATCCTGGGACAGGGACCTCGTAAACCCTGGGGGCAAACCGCTCCTTCAAAAAAGCATGCTCATCGAACCCCATGCAACCCCCTTAAACCAACACGTCAAGGACTTCAGACGCTGCGGAGACGGTACAAGCCGCTTGTATGCTGCCCCCAGGCGGGAAGCTCCTTGCCATGCCAAGGATGCCTTGGCAAATCTGATATTGAACTTTGTACTTGTCGGGCTTGAACCGGAAAAACAGCTTCTTGTCCCGCTGCTGGACTATCGCGTCGGTCAATCCGTCTTCCAGCAACACAGTGAAAGAGCCCTGTCCCATGCTCGAAGCAACCGAGTTGATAACCCCGTCGTAAACCTGTTCCGAGCTGACCGAATGGGATTTTTCCGGGGGCTTCCAATCCTTCCCGTTCGGCGCCACGCTAAAAGCGGGCTCGTACCACGTTGCATAAACCGGCTTGGCTGTCGGCCCTGTATGGATCAGGGGCATTGCATCCTTGAACACAACCCCCGCGTAACCCAAAGCCCCGTTTTCCACTTCGCAATAAACCACGTCCCAAAGCGGCTGATTGTAAAGCTCCCGATGAACCCCGATTTGCATGAAGATTTCATCGCTTGTGATTGGCGCAGCAGTAATACTCGAAGTCCTCACCTGGGCGATTTCTACCGACCCCACAGGAATCAACGGAGGACCTCCAGCCGCGTTTCGCGTCTCGCTGAACTCCGTCCCGTCTGTTCCCGCGACCGCCGCAATGGCTCCGTTTTCGTCAACCGTGATTGAAGTTATCCTGTGGGTGTCCGTGTCCGCGCCGCGAGAGATTGCGATATCCTCATCAGCGGAAACAACCTGCAGCACGCCCTCCAGGTAGCATGTCAACGCGGCCACATCCACCACGTCATTGCTACCGCTGACCGCCGGCGTTACAACCCCGCCAGTAATCAACCCGTTCGGGCGCACCACCGGACTGTATCCCTCCTTGTCAGACCACAATTCAGCCGTGCCCTTGAATGTCTTGTGGTCTCCCTTGTCCGTCAATTGGGTAAACTCCTGATTCGGGCTCTGGCTCGCCTCATACTCAATTTGTCCATACCTGGCAGTATTTGGCATATCTTTTTCTCCTCTCTACAAAGTGACCGTCATCGGCGAAAATCGCCGCCAAAACAACCTAAAAAATCAATGCATGCTCCGCCGCATCAAGCCGCGGGGCAGGCGAATAACCGTTTTGTCAGCCGCGAGCACCTGCTCATCTTCCGGGAGATTTTGCGCCCCCTCGATCTCCGCTATCTGCGCCCGGACTAATTTCAATTGCCGCTCTAAGGTCTTGATCTGCTCTTCTAACAAGAACCTCAATTCCCGTTTACGCTTCAGCATAAGGCCCGCCCGTGGTCCTGTATGTGATTTCATAACTGGCGCTGATCTTCGTCTCCGCGTCGTCCGCTTCCGGATAATCCTCGACCCCGCCACCCAGATACCGCAACCCTCGCTTGTAACTATCGCCCACCGCCGCACAAGCCGCCGGATAAGGCCTGGAGTCCCCGCCAATGGCCGCCGCGTCTGACTCTCCACCGTCAATATCTAACGTTTCCTCCTCGAACTCTCCGGACTGCCCCCGCAACCGTAACACGCCCTCAGCTGTGCCCGCTCCCCATGATCCACTCGTTACCGTCACCGCCATCACTTTAGCAACTGCGGCGCTCACAGACCCCACCACAACATCACCAGGGACTATTTCCGCTGCTCCGTCCTCAAATGACAGCTCCCGCTCGACCCCTTCGACGCACTCCCTGATGTCTGCCAAAACTTTTTCGGCAATTTCTGACGGGTTCATGTCCTCATGCAACACAACCGCCGTGATCTGCAATCGCATGCTGATGTTTTCCTGGTCGTAAGCGTCACGCTCCGTCACATCCGGGGCCGGAAATACCGTGATGGCCGGCAATTGCCCCCTCTGGAAATAATAGGCAACCCTCTGGACTAACTGCCCTACGTCCGTTTGAAACCCGTTCGCCGTTCTGATGTCTGCCAATTTCCCCACAAACGCCTTGATGATTTGCTCTCTGATCGAATCCGCCATCAGAACCCGTCCCCGCTTTCTTGCTGCTGACTGATCAAATAATCAACTTCATGGTCGAGGTTGCTCGTGAATCGCTCGTTCACCTTCTCCTGTATCTGGGGCAACACGTCACCTAGAACGTCCTCGACCCGCGACCCGTGCATCTCTCCAATCGGCAACCGCATTTCTTCGACCCATTTCCCAGGAAAGGTGAAATATGTTTCCGCGCCCGCCTGCCCGATTGGGGTCCCAGCGCGGATCTCTGCCGAAGGTTTTGTGCTTCCTGCCCCCTCGATCCTTTGGAATATGCCCAAATGCCCCTTGTCGCTCTTGACCTTGCCGCCGCCCTTGACGCTCAACGGCATTCGAGCAACAAACGCGTGGCGGATCTTCTTTGACCCCCCATTCTTCTTGACCTTGACCGATATCCCACCGCTTTTCAGCCCCTTCGCCCCGTAGTCAATCAACGGGATCGGCTTTCCTGTTGAATCAAACTTGCCCGCAATCCTGGAATAGCTCGCCTTTGTCAGCGTGAAATTGTCCTTTATCCTGGATTGCGTAAGGTTCAAAACCTGACTCGCTTCCCGCGCCGCGTCCGTCTCCGCGCCTCTCAACGTCTTGTTTATCGCCCTCACCAGCGCCCTTGTGCTGCCGTTCTTGATATCCGCGAGCAACGTTTCGACCTCTGCGAGCTTCGCCTTGTCAATCGTGATCCTAGTCCCGCTAAGGCTTCCCATCGCCAGCCCCCGTCAAACACTCCAGGAACTCCGCGACCGCGACCCCGGCAATTTCCATGATCTCGAACTCCGCCAATAAGTCGAGGATCACTTTCAACGCCGGTTTTTCCGTCAGGAATCGAATCAGGTATTGATCCCAATCCACCCGCTTTGTGTCGATCCGCACCGGCTTTAGGGGCAAAGACAACCGGCTTATGCGTTGCGCTCGCTTCGCTTCCGCGAACGCTTCCACCAAACTCATTTCATCCAACCTGTCTATCAACAGAGCCAGCTCGGGCGCCTTTTCCTGGATCACCGCCAGCAGCGCCGGAGCACCAAATTTAGTGATGATAAAACTACTTAACCCCATCGCCGCCTTGCGACCTCCCCCGCAAATATCCCAACAACCCGGACGAAATAGCCAAAACGAGACTTGATGGGTCCTGCATCCGGAACAGCGCGGAAAGCGCTATCACCACAAGCCCCGTAATCGCTATTTCCTCCTCCCAACCTCGCATTTGTCACCACCCGACCACTCTAATTTTGACCTGGGGGCGGAACCACTTTTCCGTTTCCGTCAACTCCGCCCGTCGCCCCCTGCCCATCGATTTCAAGCGACCATCCAACCACCGCGCTCGAAAAAACCATCTATCCCGCGCCACAGTGCGTAAAGCTTCAATTGCTCGATCCGTCGCTTGCAAAAATCGCGGATATAATCCTTGTCGCAATCATCCATTGGCTGTGTCGGCGCGACATCAACGAACGCCTTTAAAGTGCTGTTTACCAAAACTAGCGCGCTCCCCCACCACTGGTTGATAAGCCCGACCTGCTGTAGCATCCTGGCGCCGAACTCCCCGTTTGTAATACCCGGCTGGTCGACAAGCTCAACAGCCTTTTCATGTAACTCAATTGCCCATTTGCGGTATCCCTCGTTTGCCTGCCAAAACTGTAATCCGACTTCAAGGACCCCCTTCGCGAGGTCCGCCTGTGGAACATACCCATAAACGATGGAGTCTTTGCACTCCTCCGCTTTGTCGTTCACCGCCTTGACCCACGCCCGATAATTGTCCAACTGCGCGCAACCAAACGCTGCGGCCGCCATCATCGCCAACGTCATCAAAACCAGGAATCTTTTCACTGTGCCCCCCCTACTTGTGAATAATCATCATTAGCAACGATGCCAAAATGCCCAACAACACGAACGCCTGCGGCACTAATACCCACCACACCCATTTGATCTGTTCCCGTGGGCAACTCGCCTGATGCCGCGTTATCATGTCAATAGTATCGGCAGTGCGGTCCTGCTTTTTCCATAATGCCTCAATCGATATCTCTAAATGCTTCATGCGCTCATCTTGCACCGCAACGAGGTTCACCGACCGCTGAATCTCTTGCAATTGCGCCTTGATCTCGCCGATATCTTCCCGCAATGTCTGGATCGTTGTTTCCATGCAGTCGCTCAAATTTGTGTCATGTCGCGATTCGTGCGTTGTGCCTCAAACCATGCCGACGGGTGACCGCATTGAGGGCAAAAATCATACCGATGGAAAGCCCCGCATTCGTGGCATTCTTCCGCTGCTGCTCGGCTTTCTAATTCACGCTCGATCTCGCAACAGATCCTCAGTAACACTTCGCCCCATCGCTCCACATCGGCGCCTCATGCTCTGAATCTCACATCCTTTTCTATCGAACACGCCCACAATTTCACATTGTGGTAATAATCCCGCTTGGTGATCCACCATGTTTCCGGAATCCCGGCCGGGCCATCGAACGTGATCAAATCCCCGTCCTGCCCGTTGTCCCGCGTTGCCGGGGCACTCACCCCGCCCGCTTCCAGCTCGCTATGCTGGATAAATACCGCCGTTTCGTCCGCATACCCGAATGGCTGGAACTGTGCCAAACTGGTCCCGCCCGTAGGAATGACTCGGACCGCGAACGGCTCAACCTGGGAATCAGCGGGGGTGTAAGTAGCGTTCACCCCCGCGCTGTCCTCGAAAATGTCCGAAAAATCAAAATCAGCCATGATCCCTTACGCAGCAGCAGGCAGCACCAGGGCATTTACCGACAGCGCACCCGTGCCCGTGCCCGTCGCCGCCGTCGCCGTCACCAACAGGGCCTTAGTCGCCGTCAACGTGCCAGCCAGCACGAACACATCGCCCAACGAAGCATCGGCAAAAACCGTGCTCGCGGCGTATTTCGTGGCGCTGTCCGTCTCCCCGACCGTGAACGCCGTTTGCCCGCCGTCACCGTCAGCAAAGGCCTCCGTCACCACGCACACAATGAGGGCAACCCGTGCATCCTCAGCGTAAGCCGCGAGCAATGTTTGGGCTCCGCTTGTCGTCTTGGCGTAGGTGGCTGCAGCTCCCAAACCAGCGGCAATCAACGCTTCCAGGTTCACTCGATTGGCCAGCATCGCCGCCGTAATTTCGCCATCGCCCGGACCGCTTTTCCCCGCCAGCAAAACGTTTATCGTGCCAGTTTGCCCGGAACCGACCGCCTCCAAAGCGTACCCGAAAAACGCGCCGCTGGCCTTTTTGGTGATTTTGGGAGTGTCGCTCGCGTTGAAATACAACCGATCCCCGACCGCCACGGCACTGTTGCCCGCGTCATTTACGCCCTTGACCGACAGGTCAAACACCCCGACCCGCTTGCAAACCCCGGACTGCCCGGGGGCGATATCGACCAACGCAACCGCCGGTATCCCTCCAACCAATACCGGCGCGCCCGCGCTCGCGCCTCCGGACGGGCTCAACACCAGATTTTCACCCTCTTGGATATAATTTGTTGCCATCATTACCCCCTATGTTTTCAGGTTAAGGCGGCGCAAAACGCCGCCGCTGCGTCAAAAATTTTTATGGCTCTCAGCCCCCCGCATTGGAAACCAGCCCACGCCAATCAACCGCTTTCGCGGCTGCGTCAATCCGGACTTTGTACTCGATCCCGTCCACGCTCCATCCCGTCCGCTCCTCCATGTAAGGACGCTGGTTGCCGTTCAGGAAATAAACCTTGACCGTCTTCCCCTTGGGGCCTGCCAAATACCAGGCTTTCACGTCATCATCATCAAGGCGCCCCTCGTAAATGCGGGTAAAATAACTCCCCGCATACGGGTTCACCCGACTCGTTGCATACGCCTCATCCGGGGTCCCAGGAGTGGCTTCATCGGCAAACTGCATGGACTTGAAAAACACTTCGCAAGCCCCTTCAATTGTTCTGGGGCCCAGGAAAAATTGCGGCCGAATATTCAACCGCCGCTTCCCTCCAATGTCCATTTGCAGGCCCATCAACTTGATGGCTTCGCCTATGGTAGTGACTCCGACCACGCCGCTTGTGCCGACATTGCTATGGTTGGAGTTGTCAAACAGCGGGTTGTTGTCGCCCATGTTCGCGTTTGCGGTCAAAACTGCGTAAGGAAGATCCCCAACCTTCCGGGCTGCGGCTTCCCCATGCCCTCTCGGGATATCCGTCAGCGCCCCCAGGTCGTCGTTGATAATCGCTTGCCGAGTAATTGCGAACATCTTGCCGTAGGTGACAATCTGGACCGCTTCCTTGGCTTCCGTGCGGGCACCGTATTTGTACTCAGCCGCTTCCGGGATTTCCTCGAGGTCGTCGAACTCGCTGGCCCTGACGATCTGGATTTGCTTGAAGTCCGGGACTGAACCCGTCCCGCACCAGATCGACCAGGTTTCTTCTGCGCCATCCCAACCCTCGAAAAGGCTCCTGTTCGCGCCCGCCGCCAGGATATAGGGGAAATCGCTTGTGGTCATCGCGCGCCCGACCATATCCAAAACGTTACCGCCGATCGGCCGGCCGGCCATCCGCAAAGCTTCGCGCGCCAGCTCGCGCAATGTCCATGCCGCCAGCTCGCGTGCTCCTGGGCTCACATCCTGCAATGACACCCCCGCCCGCAATACCAGTGAGTCAATGGCCGCCATCCGGAACTTTTCGCCCGCTTCAACCCCGATCTCGATCAACCCACGATATCCGGGGTTGTCCTCCTGGGGCTTTCGGCGCAGCTGTTCGAGGACCGCCTTTTGAGCATCCGCCACCGACCGCCCTTGACTGATCATCTCTTGGGCGAGCTCGCCGACCCCGAACCGATCACACAGCGCCCGGATCTCGGAAATCCGCTCCTGCTCCACCCGTGCAGCCTCCGCCCGGACTTGATCCAAATCCGGCCCTCTCGGCTCCTGCGGACTTTGCGGCTCCTGCTGCTGTCCGCCCTG